ATCAGCGCGCTGCCGCAATATTGTGGACGGCTTTTGGGCGTGTGGTCGCTAAAATGCTCAATCTGCCGCGCCTCCGCACTGAATCCCCGGTCGATGAGCGAATTTGTTGCTGCGTTTGCCGCAAGTAGATGACCATATTTTCCGTCGGTATAGTTCATCTGCTTCAGCGTCTGATTTTCGGCGACAAGAGCATAATACGCCTTATCATCATTACGTTCGGCAATATGTGTCGCCTGTGCACGGCCCTTCTCCTCCTGTTCGACAATCAAGCCGCGCGTCTTTTCATTCTCGCAGCCCAGTTTGTCGGACAGGTGTCGGTCAACTGACCAATTTGGTTCATCCTGACACAGGTACCCATTGTTGTAATGGTGTCCACCACGTTCAACATGGTTACCATCGTGTCTGCCGTCCTTGCGGAACAATTCGGCTACGACAAAGATGATGAGCAAAAACGCTACGAGAATTCCCAAAGCGCCTCCCATTCCCATGCCGTCATGATCTCCGTATGCCATTGTTTTTTTCTCCCTTCGCAAAAATATTTATTTGACAAGCAATGATGCTTTATCAACTCGTGATGTTTGTCTCGTTGGCGTTTTAAGCTGTTCCGTGAGACCGCTTGCATCATATCCGAATTGCCGAGCATATGGAGATGCGAAGCTTGCCGCATTCTCAATTTCCGCATTGCTCAAACCATGACGCCTTAATATCTCTGCGCCGGATTTCATGTCGGTAGCACCATTTTTAAGCTCTGGCAATATCTTCTGTGCTTTTTGGAGTGCGCTTGACACTGCCCCCTGGCTTATTTGCCGCCCCGTCAGGCTTTGGAGTGTCCCTGCTATCGCCCCTGGGTTCGCCGCCGCAAGGTTCAGAAGCATATCCGGGAGCTGCGCTTTGTTGTTTTTTATCAGGTTTGTTGCCATTTCCATCAATCCCATTCTGTTCCAACCTTTCTATTTTGGCAGTAAGCGTGTCCAGCGCGGCCAATAGTTTACTGTTGAATTCAGCTTGCGCGGCGTCAATTTCTTCAGGGGTCTTGGGCAAAGTTATGTACCCGTGCTTTGCCATATACGGCTTCCAATTTTCGATTATTTCCAGCGCATCATCGCGCTCTCTTTTGATTTCGTCCATGCAGTCCAAGTCAAATCCAACGCGCAAAGGCTCACCGCCTGTATCTGTTCGGACGATACTTCCGTCTTTATATAGACGCGCAATAAATGTGCTGCGGTCATATAAATCATTCATATGCAATCACACCTTTTGTAAAATTGGACTCATATAAATTCGTCTGTATAATGAATCTCTATATTCTTATTATAAATCTCTAATTCATTTATATTGGACAATAAAAGCGCCGTAAAAGTACCGTAAATAAAAAAGCTTACCGTCAACCATTTGGCTGCGGTAAGCTTTCTCGTTTTAATCAAAATTCCAGGAGGCGGTCAGCTTTTCAAATCCGCTTTTTCGGATTTTCTTTACCATGCTTTCGGAACAATGAAGATCATCATCTCCTATATCTGACAAGCTTTTCTGCTCCAAATCGCAAAGGTAAATCGCATAATACTCTCTATCCGGCAAATAGGTCTGCAATATCCGCTTTGCCTCGGGTTTTCCCATACCGCATAATTTTTTTCGGATGACATTATGTTCTGCTTTCATTCCGCTTTGGCTGTATCCTGTGCCACCAGGAAAGCCTCCAGGCCCATTTCTCTCACCTTGGCGAGGAATGCCTCGGCGTTAGCCTTTACGCCGAAGGCCCCCACCTGGACGCGGTAGATAAAATCCTCCGCTTCATTGGTATTGTTCCCGGTGCTATACTCCACTCCCAGCGCCGCACAGATTCCTTGTGCCATCGCTTCTGCGTAGGCATCAAAGTATGTAGCCAGCAATTGATTGTCTATGGTATTGCTGATAAATCCCAGCTCAATCAGCATGGAGGTCATATTGCTCTCCCGCAGCACATGATAGTTGCCCTTTTTGACGCCCCGGTTACACTGTATTCCAACCGCTGCCAATCGCTCCAGTACCTCTGTGGCGGCCCCCACGTCCACGGCGCCCGCGGTGGTATACACCCATATTTCAGTACCATTAGCGGTGATATTAGTGAAACTGTTCCGATGGATGGATACAAAGATATCCGCGCCGGCCGCATTGGCCTTTTTTGTTCGGTCGGCAAGGGATACAAATATATCGTCCTCCCGGGTCATGATAACTGTATGACCCTGCTTTACCAGCAGGTTTTTTACCGCTTTGGCCATATTGAGATTATCATTTTTTTCATAGTGATAACCGTTAACCGCTCCTGCGTCTGTTCCACCATGGCCTGCGTCCAAATAGATTGTTTTATTCATTTTATTTATCCTCCGTTTCATTTTCCGGTGAAAGATTCTCCACCTTGCCTTTGATATACTTTACCAGTGGCAGCAGCCAGGACGGTAAATTGACGCCAATATCCTGAACATTTTCCAAGATGCTAATGAGTTCATTTACAGTCAACCATACGGCAATTACCGCCGCAATTATGAATGACCATTGGAAATCAAGGCCAAAGGTATCCCTGACATAGGCAATCAGACAATCCAAAATCAGGCCAAGGGCTACCAAAAGCAGGTTACATACCTTTTTGGCAATGCCATTGATACTCTGATAACTGGTGATTGCATTGCCTCTGTGGGACGCTGCCATAAGGCCTGTGGCGTAATCTAATCCCATGGACAAGATCAGCAGGATAATCGGTACGGCCAGCGCCTCCAGCCAACCGTATATGGCCGCCAAAAGCCCGGAGATGGTTAGCTTTGTGATAGTTTCTTTCATTAAGTAAGACCTCCTTGTAAATTTTTGTTAACAACTAATAAAGCTGCTAATTTTAAAAAACTATAAGAATCAGGTTCGATCTTGGCAAATATGGCTCCTTATTGGATTGTTCCGATGGACTTCGCGTAGTCGATATACTTTTCAACGGTCTCCTTTTTGCGTGCTATAGCTACGGTTGCTTGCGGTTTATCGTAAGTAATTGCACCGGCATCCTTGAGCAAATCAAGCACCGCTGTAAGATCACACACTTCATGGGCGATATCGTCAGCATTGGTAGTGCAACTACTTGGGTGCCCGTTCTCCAATCCAAATCGCAATGCCTTTGCGGCGGCCTGCTGGATTTCTGCGCATTCTTCAATTACACAGGTAAGCAAGTGTTCATTGCGCGTCATTGATATCAGCTCCTTGATTTAATATAAAAAATAGCTTCAGTCTCGGCGCTGGCTATGCTCTTCCTTCCATTTTTCTTCCGCCTGCCGGATCCGCTCACGCTCTTCCTCCGGAAGGGCCTCCCACTCAAAATCCTTAATTTCGCGCTTGAGCCTCACCATGAATTCCTGCAACATTTCAATGGCAGCGCCGGTCTTGGTAACACGGCCAGCACGAATTTGTTCGCCGGTCTCGAAGTGTTCACAGACTTTTCGATATTCATCCTCGGTGATATATCCATAACCAAAAGCCTCGTGAGCGGCTTCCGGGCTCTCATACTCCGCTAAGGACGAAACGCGGGCGTCATGGGCGGCCAGTTCCTTATCCCGGGTGCGATTGAGGGTATTTAAAGGAGTTTGAAGCCGCTGGAGCAGCAGCTTCCGGCAGTCGGTCTCGAACTTCAGATCAGCGTCCATATCAGAAAACCTCCTAAAATTAAGTTCAGTCTCGGCAATTATCGGGCTATTTCTTCATGCTTGCAATCAGGACAGAAATCCCAAGGCATCTCATCCTCGTCATACTCTCGGCTCCATCTAGCCCTGTATACTTTTGCAAGCATGTCCCGGACAGCACTGTCCTTTAATGAATACTTTACTCTTTCTGGGAACTCTGTTCCGCAACCGTCACAAGTCATGAAGTAGAATTTTCCCTGCTGCATCAAGCTCATGAGATGCCTCCTTCTTAGAACCGGATCACTAACCCCAACATTGGTACAGGGAAGATGTACAGGGCTTTCTTACGTCGATCAAAAAACAGCCCAATCCAGCAATCATACCACGCAAATATTGGCTTGATCTTCATTGACTTCCTCCTAAAATCAGCTTCAATCTCGGCAAAAAAGGCGAATAGTGCCTTAAGCAAACATCTGCGCCACTTCCTGCGCTTGTCGTTCTAACTCTGCCTGACGTGCGGCAATCAGATCGGGTGTCCATAGCCTTTTTACTATTTCGTAATCTTTTTCGGGCAATAGCTTTGCCCGTTCATGATCTCCTGCTTCTATATATGGTACTCCGACTCCTCCATCGGTAACCCTAATGCAGCCGTTGGGTAATATTTCAATAATCTCGTACATTTCAAAAGCCTCCTTTACTTATAGCGGTAAAATATTTGGCCGCGAAGTGCATAAGTACCGCCACTAAGCATACTAGCCAACAATTCCGTGCTCGTAGTTAACGTATCAATAGCAACCACTCCGTTTGTTCCTAAAGTGTGCGCAATAACATTTGAACCTGACAAACTTCCGTACCCTGATATGGATTGCCAAAACACGCCCCCCACCCCAGGAGCGGGCATAGAGAGTGTAACCGCGCCAGTTGCTCCAGAAGTGCTTGCATTTGTGACACGCAAACTGAAAGAGTAAAAGATGAAATCACCGATGGTCGTATAATACCCACCGCGCACCGCATAAGTAAAGTTTGCGTCAGTCGCTACAAGATCAGGCGCAAAAGACAGCCATCCTCCTCCGTTCGCCTTATTTGCCTCATGTGCATCAAGAGCTTGGTTGACGGTGGTAACGCCTTCCATTGCCGAATTGAAATATGCGACCTGCTCTGCCGACAAACTGTCAATAAATAATTTCATTTCGCCGCCGAAATCGTCAATTTTCTGGAAATTAGAGTTCAGCACCATTACATCAGCCGGCGCGGTGTACGGCGGAAGATCAAGCCCCAAAATGCTTGTGGAATCCGTGAGAGCCATCGCCATGGCCTTTATCGCCATAACCTGCGTTTGATCAGGATTAGACTGGTCAAGTGTGGATACGGACTGTAAAAGCATTGCGTTGAGCTGCGCTTTAGCATTGTCGGGATCCTGCTCGATTGCATCCCGCAGCATGAGTACCAGATCATTGATATTGTATGTGTCTGTCATCACTTATTCCTCCCAGATAAAGCTATAGACATTCCCCCAGGTGTTTTCTCCGAGGAGTTGTCCCCATGTTTTTCCCAAAACGCTCTGCCATGTCAGCGTTGAGATGTCTTGCCAATAATGTAGCCCCAGCACATTTTGCCAGGTGATATAATCCCGGTTGAGCACATTGTCCCATGTTCGCAGGATTAGAATGTCATCAAGCGAGGAACGCAGGTTTTGGGCGCTTTCCAGCGCTGCCCGGAAATTCCGGGCAGCTTCCGGTGTCGCCAGAGGATTGGAACTGAGAACCCGGAAATGGTACGGCTCGCCTCCGTATTCCCACCATTCTTCCACATACCCCTCACCGAATACAATCCGGATTAATTCTTCCACGGCCCATGGGGTGCCTTTCTTGCGATGCATTGGGATTGATTTTCGTACAAGCTCCCGTTTTGCCTCCACCGGCAATGTTGTGTCATAATAATCAACATTCAAATCCACAGCAAGCAGATCAAGCCAATTCTCCGCTAGATTATCAATATTGGAAAATACGACAGCCTGTGACGCAAGCGCATATATGCGTTGATAATCCTGCGAAATTGCTTCCGAGGCCGCGATGGCGTCCGGATCGTATTGAAAATTTGGAGGAAGCAGATCTCGCATTGTGACATTATCTAAATTACTCATCCTCCAAGCCTCCATAGTCGGCGGTAACCTCACCTGCAATAGCGATTCCATAAGGGCTGATTATTGTATATTCCGGGGATTCGATTACCAAACGCCTTGCCCCGGCTTCCCGCACTCTGCTGATAAGCTCCTGCGGGTTAATATCACGCCCCAGGCGATCTTTCTGCCATGAGATATAATCCTTCACAGCTTGGTCAATGGCATCCCGTATGGCTTGCAGCTGGTTCGACTTGCTGCTTTCAATGAAATATGTAAATTTAATATCGAATGTTGTGACCGTCGGCGCAATCGCGTGTACATAATCGGTAAGCGGACGCTTATCTTTTGCGCTCAAAAATTCCAGCAACTCTGCGAGAAATGCCGATTCCGGAACAATACCATCCTGAAGAACAATTACTACATTTACTTCCCCGGGCGCTGCACGGTATGCCTTGGCATCCATGACGGCCGGACTGAAGCTTTTGGCCAAATATTCATATGCAAGTTCCGGGCCTGCAACGGAAAAACCCTCCGGGGAAAGATATACAAGCTCCGCGAATTGCTCATCATCCATTATGTCTGAACCGCCCTGGGATGTGTCGATATTGATTATATCCTGCACATAGGGAAGAGGATCCACCAATGTGGCGATCTGTCCGGGCACAAACCCGTTCCCAATGACTCCAGGCGTATTGCAGGTAAAAATCCCCTCCCAGGTTGCTGTTCCAACAGGTAATGAATACGGTTCATCCACCGAGAAAAACAAGCTGCTATCCGGAGTGACCCGGGTACCGGCCGGGATGATCTCTGTCTGTACCAGAGCGATGGAAAAGGTAAAACGAATAGTAACAACCGCGGCAGTAGCATCGGAACGCAGAGGGCCTCCCCGGGTGGCGGAAATATTGTCTAAAAACGTCCCTTTTGCATAGGCAAGAAAATTTTGAGAGGCATAATATTTAACCAGATTTTCCAACAGATATTGTTGCAGCGCAATGGTATATAGCCAAATGCGGATGGGATCACCGGTCGCCAAGGTGACCTGTGCTCCGGTTTGTTCCAAATATGCCTCTTCATATCGCAGAATCATACGATTTAATATTTCCTCCGGATTAGCTGACAGATCCGGCAGGTCTGGCAGGTCAGCCGGAAGTAGATTCCTGATTGGCATAACGTATCACCACCTTTATTGTAGTTACTCCTTCAGCGCTGGATTCCGGAATAATATCCTCCACCCGGGCGCGGGGTTCATACCGCTCAACTTTCTCTGTAATCTCCGCCATCAGCATAGCCTCCGCCACTTCCGGGGGAGAATCCACACCGTCCCAGTTGATTCCATACTTCCGATCATTGACCAGTGTGCCTTCCGGCGTACCAAACAGTGTTTGTAAATTCCGTTTGATATCGCCGGTGACGCCGATGATTTCAGTATTCATAACGCAGCTCCTATACATATTCCCGCAACGTGATATTCATGGATGCAGAGAGAATGCTGCCTCTATTGGTAAGGATCCCCCATGCTTCTCCGCATTCAGTGATATTCCAGAGATTACTCCCCAGGCGTTTCTTTCCAATAATCAGGCGCTCGGCGTTTCCATTGGCTGCCATACGCCGCCACCTCTCCAATTCCGTTCTTACAACGATTCCCATGTCCGCCCGTAATGTGATAGCAAAGGTCACATCATCAAGTCCGGGGCCGATATATTCGGTTTTTGGTTTGGTGGCAAGCGTATCATGCTCGGAAAACCGTGCGGCTGTCGTATATGTAAAATCCCGAAAGGTCAGAATACGGCGGTCGGACGTGGAGAAAACCCTGCTGCCAAAAGTACCGATTGCCATATGCTATACCTCCCGATCATGGAAAATTAGCAGCGGATATATTTCCGCTTACATTTGTATTCCCGCTTACATTAAGCTCCCCCGTGATATTTACATTTTTGTCAATGGATATAACGCTGGGTGGCTGATAAATCTGGCTATAATGCCGTCCCAGGCAAACCCCTTCCCCAGCTCCCTGGGGAAACAGGCAGGCTACCGACGCGCCTACCGCAAGCGTATCTGTCCGGACGCTATCCAGTAACCATAATCCCGTGGACACTTGCCCGCTGAATTTTACGTCCACGGTGCCACCCGCAAGATTCATTGCGGATATGGTGCCTATCCTGACTTGCATGCTCATCACTCCTTTGAAACGGTGGAGGCGTCCACCCAGCCATAGACATTGGAGGTAATTCCGATTAAATGATATGGGTGCGGCGCGGACGCGGCGATATTCGTTACCTTCGCGGTGCCGGCTGTTCTGGTTCCTCCTGTAGGAGTCGTGGCCATGGAGGCCACATAGTGCAGTCCTCCCGCGAAATTTACGATATCCCCGATTTTGATATCCTCGGATTCTTGCGGCACCGGTTCATCCCGGATTACCTTGTGCAATGAGAGCGTCGTTGTATAACCGCTTTCACTAACTTCATGGGTAGAGGCGTCAATTCCATATTCGCTGTCAAAATCTCCGAAACCCTTAAGCGCAATATTGAGCTCCGCGTAAAGGGAGGTATCTCCCATTATCAGCGTAAGTTCACAGGTATCGGATATCATATTCTGCGCCCATAGCGCCGCCTTGGCGACGGCTTCCGCCTCTGCGATGGAATATACCGTCTCATTGACTTCATATGCCTTCTTGGGGGTTCCTCCAGCCGGATAAGTGAAGGATATCTCCGACCCTTGGGCTGCATTCTGATATTTTACGGTACACGCGTCATACTGCGTCCTGGTGGCCGTATGCCGCAAGGTATAACCTGCCAGCATATCTGGGGTGAATGTTCGGATCGGTGGCTTGGCGTCCAATTCCCGGGCGCTGAACACCGTTAGCCGGTTATTGAGTACTTTCAGGCGCAAACCGTATTTTACACATTGATTGCTGATATACTCCAAATCCGGGATTTCCGATTGTTCCGCATAGACCAGATTGATATTAAATTCCGTCTGCCAATTGAGCGTAAGGGATGAAGGCAGCATGGATAAAAACTGATCTTTGAGGGTGACATTCTTCCAGGTGCGCTTATGCGGAGTTCCGATAAAATTACTGTTACTTGGTAGGGAATTTCCTTTGAGAATCAAAGTCCTGGGCGGCGCCGTATATTCCAACTCATCAACAAGGAAGTTTCCGCATTTCAGTTTGCGGTTATCGCCTTCCCTCTGCCAATTTGTGACGTCAATATCCATCTTCAGGCGCTCCCCGGTCTGTGGCTTCCAACTGAGCAACCATTTGTTATCCCTGTCTTGAAGCGCGATATTTACAATATCCGCCTGACCAAAACCCTCCTCATAGGAAACGGACGTCAGATCCCCTGAAACGTTGGCGGTGATGTCCTTGCTTTGATAGATCAGCGTGACACCGGCTCTGCGGCTCTCCATTAAGGTTCCCTCCAGGGCGGTGTATCACTGTCCTCAATATAGGAGGAGGGCAATTCCGGCACGGATAGGATGATTCCGGATGGAAATATCACCATGGAAATATGATCCGGGTTCGCCTCCAGAAGCGGCGGCGTAAAAAATTCATTGCCATAATTCTTGAAGGCAATTAAATCCCAGGTATCTCCCTGTATAGTCATGTAATTTGCCATCCGGTATGCCTCCTATCCCTGGAATGAGGTGCGGCGGCGTTTTGCTTCAAGCCGGGCCAGCGCTGCCTCTACTGCTTTCTCGATATTTACTGCGGCCTCATTGGCCTGTTCTTTGGTGATCGGGCCATTGATGATGTTTTTTACCGTTACAACGATGTCACCAAAACCGCTTTCAAAATCCAGCGGTGACGAAAGAATTGACCTGGTTTGCCTGTTGGAATATACATCAGTGCCCCGGGGAAGGTTCAGAAGCTCCGCGCCTTTTTCACCAACGACCGCGGGGCCACCCCGGAAGTTTCGGGTACCTTTGGCAAATAACGGTATTGTGGGAATATTAAAGCCCAGCGATTCTCCGCCAATATTGGGAACCCATGAGGGAATATCCACTTTAAGCGTGTTTAAGCCTTCCGGTATTTTATTCAGGCCCTTGATAATGAAATTTATAAAAGCTTTAAAGGTACCTTTTACGCCATCCCAAATTCCGCTGAACCAATCACCAATGCCGCCGAATACGCCTTGGATATGTGCCCAAAGCTCTCCTGCTTTTTCTTTTATGGTGTCCCAGTTTTGATAAATGGCTACACCAGCAGCAACTAATCCCGCAATCGCAAGCACGGCAATTCCTATAGGGCTTGATAATAACCCGATAACTCCGCCTAAACTTTTAACAATAGATATTACTTTACCGATTCTCTTGACTATAGCCATCCCCACCATAATGCCTTTTAATGTCAAAAGACCAGCGCCAACACCCGTTAAAATTGGAGAAATGATCTTCCAGTTTCTTTGCACAAATCCAACTGTTTTTCCAACTGCCCCAATTAAATTCGGTGCGCCTGTATTCGCTATCCATCCGATTAACGCTTCGGCCTTGCTGCCAATATCTACTAATACGGGTTGTATTTTCTTAATGATTCCAGGTATTTTTAAAAAAGCGTCTCTAACAATGGGCATATATTTTGAACTAAGCTCCTGCGCCTTTGCGGATGTTTTTTCAAAAACATCTATTGCTATTGGGGCAATACGATCAATTACATCCGGAATTTTTGCAACGGCATTTTCTAATGCCGGCATGTATTTTTCGGCTGCCTTTTGTACATATGGCAAGATTGCGATTCCAAAAGTAGTGAGGGCATTTTTACCCAAATTCTTCATCTTTGAGGCCATGGCGATTAAATTGTTAGTTTGTTTGGCAAACGCCGCATCCGTCATGCCGGTTACTTTGTACATCTCCGCTGTTTTTTTTGTCAAATTATCAGCTTGTGCACCGCTTATGGCAAGTGCGGCAGTTTGCGCCCTAACACTTCCAAATAAATTTGCAAATGCCAGATCATTACCGCCAACTGCATCTTTGAGCGCTTCAAGTGAGCCTTGCAAGCCAAGCGTTTCCATCATTACTTGCCCGTCAGCATATCCAAGTTTTTGCATAGCCGCCGCCATGTTTTTACTTGGCTGTAAAAATCCTTGATATATACCGCGCAACTGTGTAGAAACTTCTGCCGTGCTTCCGGTAACGCCGGTAAGAGTGGCGAACGCGCCAAATAAATCCTCTTGACTTCCTTTTAGCGCACTCGCTAATGGAATTACACTACCCATACTGGCTGCTAATTCCGGATAAGACGTTTGCCCGAGTTTTAAAGTCTGAAATGCCAAATCGGAAGCCTTTTGCATCGCTTCAAAACTGGTATCATTGTAGCCTTTTGTAACCGCTGTCAACAGATTAATAGAATCTGTGGTAGTAGCATTAGCGGCTTTAGCGGATTTTGCGGCAAGTTCCATCTGCTTTGTCACATCCGCGCTATCGCCTACAGCAGAAATAATTTGATAAAGGCCATCCGTCAAATCGCTGGTTACAACACCAGTTGTATTAGATACCGCTAAAAGCTCTGTTTGAAGCTCCTTGAGACGCTTATTTACATTACCATCCAGCAATGTACCGACATTAGACATTTGCGCCTGCAAGTCTGCGGCGGATTTCGTTGCTGCTATCAGTCCGGCAGTTGCAGCACCCGCACCAACCGCCATAACTTTACCAAGGCTTTTTCCAAAAGCGGTTATATTTTTTTGAGCCTTGCTCATTGTCTTCCCGAAACTGCTATCCATTTTTGCGCCCAGGGCTATGATTGCCTGATATTTAGCCGAGGTAGCCAATTTAAGACCTCACTTCTTTTTCACTTTTAATTCTTCCGAAAGTTCAGCAGCCACAGCAAAATGCTTTTCCAAAATATCAAGCGGCATGGAATAGTAAACATCAATTCCGGTATAAGTAAACTGCGCAAGATTTATTATATTTTTTCTTAGTACAGAAACGTCGCTCGGATCTATTCCTCGGTTTGAAAAAAAAGCGCTACCGTATTTTTCACATCAAGGCCTACCTTGCCCGGAAGCTTGTGAAAAAATTCCAAAGGTTTTCCAGTGATATTTGCGGCAACGAGTAAACAAAATGCCAGATTGAGTTCCATCAACGCCGATTGATTTCCCATCCTAGTCCATGCCCGTTCAATGGTTTCAAGTGTACCCATATTGATATCACGTAGCCCGGTCAGGTCGATTTCGTTATACTCCACGCCCTCAAACCGGCAGGGCGTTTT